GGTTACAGAGGTGCTGCCACGGCTGGTTCCTACGGTGCTGCCACGGCTGGTGACTCCGGTGCTGCCACATCCCGCGGTAAATCTGCGGTTGGTGAAAATGGCCTTGCAGTTGCACGCGGAAATGGTGTGCGCGTAAAGGGCGGCATGGGTGCTGTGCTTGTGTTGGCTGAAGAGAAAAGTGACAGTTACGACCTGATCAGCTGGAAGGCTACGGTTGTGGATGGAGAAACCATAAAGGCCGACACCTGGTACAAGCTGGTAAACGGCGAATTTGTGGAGGCTGAATGATAATGCCATCTGAAGTGCAGGAGGTGAATTGCATGTTGAATGAAGAGGCGATGGTTGAGAGATACGGCGAGGTGTGCAAGCGAAAGACGGCTGCGCACATACTGGACCGCAGCGTGAACACGATCAACGCGATGCTGAAGGACGGCAGGCTGGACGAGGCATGCGAGGGCACGATGGTATGCGTGCGGAGCATAGCGCGATACATAGCAGCGCCCCGGCAGCAGGAGGACAAAGGGCGCATCAACCGGATGAAGAGCAAGTACAACAGCAACTGGGCGGTATAACCGCCTTCGGGGGCCTTTAGCGCAACGGGTTAGAGCACCCGGCTCATAACCGGGCGGTTCCGGGTTCGAATCCCGGTAGGCCCACCAAATCTATGATATGAGGAGAATATGCATATGAGGATTTTTCTGGAGGTAGTGAAGTGTTTCGGGCTGTTTTTCTTCGGGATCGTGTTCAGCGAGTATTATAACGCCCGGATCCGCAAGAGCTACAAGGACGGCAGGAAGGAAGCCGGAAGCCATGGCACTCGGTAACAGGTTGATAGACCTGCGGCTGGATGGCATACACAACCCGGTTGGCGGGCGCATAAAGCCAATCAGCAACAATGAAAGCCGATATATAAAGATCGGGGAGCCGGCACGGCAGCGGCAGGATGTGATAGACATGTGCCTGAAATGCCGTGAAAAGACATGCCACGGCAGATGCCTGAAGGTAATGGAGGCTGAGAAGGCACATGCGAAACGGCCGTTGAACAGCGGCAATTTCAAGCCTACAAAGACCTACATGTACAAGGGCAAGGAATACACCGTACGCGAACTGGCAGCCATGGCCGGGATGCGCAGCATACAAACGATGCGCACCCGGTTAAAGCTGGGCATGAGCGTTGAAGAGGCGGTTGAACGCCCGGTGAAGGCCGGCAGGCCTGTAAAATGCGATGTTGCACACGACCCGCCGATTCTGGCGAGAAGGAAGGAGGATGCGGATGATTCGCGAGATAAGGACCAGCAGCCATGAAGAATGGATAGAGCTGCGCAAGAAGAGCATAGGCGGCAGCGATGCCGGCGCGATAGCCGGCCTGAACCCATACCAGAGCGCCTACAGCCTGTGGGCGGAAAAGAGCGGCAAGGTGCCGGGGTTTGACGGGAACCTGACCACACGGGTGGGCAGTTACCTGGAGGACATGGTGGCCAAGCTGTTTGAAGAGGAGACCGGCAAGAAGGTACGGCGCAGGAACGCCACGATTTACAACGATGATTACCCTTGGGCGCATGCGAATGTGGACAGGGTGATTATAGGTGAGAATGCACTGCTTGAGTGCAAGACCACCAACAGCCCGCCGAACCTGAAGATGTTTCGCCAGGGCGAATATCCCCCGGCATGGTATTGCCAGGTGATGCACTACATGGCGGTGACAGGCTACAGGAAGGCATACATAGCGGTGCTGATTGCATGCAGGGACTTCAAGGTGTTCGAAGTAGCCTACGATGAAGAGGAAGCCCGGGTGCTGATGGAAATGGAACAGAAGTTCTGGCAGCATGTGCAGGATGGTACGCCGCCGCCGGTGAGCGGACAGGACTGCGACACGGAAACGCTGCTGGCGCTGCATCCGGACAGCCAGCCGGGCGAGATTGACCTGTGGGGCCGCGAGGCATTGCTGGAGCAATGGCAGCTTCTGGGCAGGCAGATCGGCGAACTGGAGCAGCAGAAGGAAGGCATCAAACAGCAGATTATGTTGGACATGGGAGATTTCGAAAGCGGGCGGTGCGGCCAGTGGAAGGTTAGCTGGAAGAACCAGCAGCGCAAAACATTTGACCACAAGCGCTTTGCCAAGGATCATCCCGGGGTGAACATGGCTCCCTATTACAAGGAGAGCAGCAGCAGGGTATTCAAAATCACAGGATAATGAAGGAGGATTTGAAAATGAAGAATGAAAAGATCGTGCACGTTCAGGGCGGGAAGATGACCGGACTGACCAAGGAAGAGGCTATGGCGAAAATTCTGCCCGCAAACGTAACCGTGAAGGTGGGCGAAACGGTGAATCAGTTTGATGATCTGGATAATTTGATCCTGATTGCAGGCAAAGACACTGAAGATGGGCGTCAGCTGCACATTATGGTGCACGGCGGCTTTGGCGCGGATAAGGTCGCACATATCCTGAGCGGTATGCGGAACACCATCGGCAAAGAGCTTTTTGACAAGGCAATGTTATTGTTCTCACTTGAGCAGATGATGTCTACATTCGAGGATGAAGAACCCGCGGAGGACGAGGAATAATGGCCGGCGCGATTGCAAAGGCCGCTGAGACGGCCCCGGTGAACAGCACCGGCAGGAAGACGCTGCAGCAGTACATCAAGAGCATGGAAGGCCAGATTGCCAAGGCGCTGCCCAGCGTGATTACCCCGGAGCGATTTACGCGCATTGTGCTCAGCGCGATCAGCACGAACCCGAAGCTTGGCGAGTGCAGCCGCCAGAGTTTTCTGGGGGCAATGATGACCAGTGCGCAGCTGGGCATGGAAGTGAACACCCCGCTGGGGCAGGCCTACCTGATCCCCCGCTGGAATGGAAAGAAGCAGTGCAGCGAATGCCAGTTTCAGCTGGGCTATAAGGGTCTGATAGATCTGGCCTACCGCAGCGGCGAAGTGAGCACCGTGAGCGCACAGGTGGTATATGAAAACGACGAGTTTGAATATGAGCTTGGCCTGAACCCGGTGCTGAAGCACAAGCCTGCGATGGGTGAGCGCGGCAACCCGATATACGTATACGCCACATTCCGCACCAAGGACGGCGGATACGGATTCGAATGCATGAGCATGAATGATATCCGCAGGCATGCGGCTGCATACAGCGATGCATACAAGAAGGGCTACACCAGCCCCTGGACCACGAATTTTGAGGAGATGGCCAAGAAGACCGTGCTCAAGCGTGTGCTGAAATACGCGCCGCTGAAGACGGACTTTGTGCGCCAGATAACCAGCGATGAAGGCATCAAGACCACCATAAGCGACGATATGTTTGCTGAACCGGTGGAATACATCGACATTACCGACATGACGGAGGAGGTGGAGGCAGATGGCACTGAACAGGATAGAAATTGAGGGAACGATGCGCAGGATCCCCACCCTGCATGAGATTCTGAACGGCAGCAAGCGCGCGATTTTCACGGTGCGCGTGCCCCGCGGCGAGGACAGGTACGATTACATCGACTGCGTGGCATACAACGAGGTTGCCGAGAGTTTGCAGCATGCGGACCTGACCCAATGGGTGCATGTGGATGGCCGCATTGCCGGTTTCCGTAACACCCGCGGTGAAAAGAAGCATTCCCTGGTGATTGAAAGCTGGAAGCAGATCCCCGCCCCGGAGGCTATCTGAGGGGAGGAACGCGATGCCGACAAACATGCATGGTTGTGCGCGGGTTTTGTGCCCGTTTTACCGGACAGAGGACCCGCTGAGCATCGGATGTGAAGGACCGTTTGAAGGATCGATGTTTTCCATACGCTTTATGAATGTCCCTGACAAACTGCAGCAGCGTGAGATATTCTGCGAGGCTGCTTACAAACGATGCGAAGTGTACAGATGCATTATGATGAACCGATATCCGGAAAGGGAGATGGAATGATATGAAGAAGACGAGCGAAGCACTTGAAGATGTGGTATTCGCGGTGGCCTTCCTGATCATCGGGTTGGCGCTCGGTGTAGCGATTTGCAAGTTCTGCCAGCCTATCCTGCATTGGGCGCTGAATGGATGGTGAACCCAGTGCGGCGCGAAGATGGATGCGGAGGTGGAATAGCGATGACTTACGGCCTATTGTTGTGGGGGCATAGCATTGTGACAAATTACGACCCCAAGAAGCGCAAGGCCAGGCACATTAACAGGCGTCGGGCTGGACAGATGGTGAAGAAAAGGTGGGTGGAAGGATGAAGGTTGAACTGACCAAAGACCAGTGCCAGAATGCTGCGGATTTTATTGGCATTTACCTGTTGGAAGCAATCCGCAAAGATGAAGATATCGATAATCTGGCTTGGGTGGAAAGCTTGATTCTGGCAAAAAATGCGATGGAAAAGGCGGTGGATGAATATGAAAACGCCTGAAGAGATCAAGAAGGGGCTGGAGTGCTGTTTTCCTTGTGAAGAACCAGATTGCATTGATTGCCCATATAGGCGTGTAGAATCATGCGCCGATACCAGAATCGACGATACCCTCGCCTACATCCAGCAGCTTGAGCGCGAACGCGATGCGGCGGTGGAGCAGCTTAAGGAAGTTGACAGAGTAGATCTTTTTCGTTGTAGCCATTGCATCCACGATGAGCTTTGTAATGACGGGCTAACTTCGTGTATTGATTGCGACAAAGACTGCCCTTGTCACACATGCGAGAAATGCGGCAACTGGCAATGGTGCGGCGTACCGCAGGAGGTGGAGTGATGGCCGAACTTGAAACCCTAACCTACGAACAAGCCCGTGCTGAATACTTCGAAGAACTTATGAAGAAAGCGCAGCGCAGAATGAAATATTGGGAAAAGCGGCTTGACCGAACACGACCTTATAACTTGATGGATGAAGCGCATGGCAAGGCTGCTGATGCAGGTTGGGAATACAACTTCTACAAGGACGCGCTTGAAGCTCTGGAAAATAATAGCTTCCAGTACGAAACGGGATTCGTAAAAGGTTTCGAAGCCGCCCAGCCCAAGTGGATTAGCATAAAGGAGCAGCTACCCACGCGAGAACTTAGGGTTCTTACAATCAACGGGCATGGACTAATCCGCATATTCGGATTCTTCAAGCGAACCGAAAAAGCATGGACATGGATTGATGATGCTGGGCACTTTAACCATTGCAACGATATCACCCACTGGATGCCGCTGCCAGAAGCGCCGAAGGAGGGGTAGCATGAATGACAAGGTAAAAAAAGCAGCTGATAGCTGCCGGGAATGGTATTGGGCTTTCCGAAATAAAGGCAAGGGAGACGAGCAGTGTGTTAGAGAATTGATGGATGCTGCTGATGTGATCGAAGCCTTGCATGCAGACCTTATCACCGCCTGTACATCCGGCAACCCTTGCCTGGTGTGCAGCCATTACAAACCGGAGCGCAATGGTCTTGAAAAGTGCGAACTGAACGGCTGGGTATGCAGTTGGGAATGGAAAGGGAAACAAGGATGGACGCAAAGCACGGAATGAAGCGGCTGCGCGATGAACGCAGAGCACGCGGGATATGCATAGGGTGTGGGCTTGAAAAGCCCAAAGAGAATTGTGTAATGTGTAGTGCGTGCCTGCTGCGCTGGAAGGGTTACAACAGTAAATACGCGGAGAATCACCCTGAAAAGGTGCGTGAAGCCGCTGCCAGGCGCCGGAAGCGACTGAAGGCCGAGAGGCTTGCCAAGGGCGTATGCACGATATGCGGCAAAAACAAGCCCTATGCATGGCGCAAAAACTGCAATGTATGCCTTCAGAAACGCAATATGCAGAGAATCAAAAGAGAGTTGAACAAGACGAAGGCTGCGGGCGGCGAATAAGCTGACCGCCTTATGAGGAGAAGAATGAGCGCAATCAAGCTGATCGATGAATTCAGAGCCTTTATGGATTTTGCGGACGAAAATGGGCTTTACGTCCGGGAGCGTGCTCTGTGGATAGCGCTGTTTTACATCGCCGGAGACAAGGCGGAGTACAACACGCAGACCGGAGAGTATAACTGGACGGAAGATTTTTTCTCTGTATCCATGAGCAAGCTGAGTTCTCACACAGGGCTGGACAAGCGCGGTATTGATGAGGCAAGGAACAAGCTGAAACAGCGCGGCTTGATAGATTTCCAGCCGGGAGATCGCAGAAAAGCAACCCCGAAATACAAGCTGAATTACCTGACAGCAGGTTTTGGGTACAAAAATGTACCCAATCAACTACCCAATAGCACCCCAATAGCACCCCAAAGGCTACCCAATAGCACCCCAATAGCACCCCAAAGGCTACCCAATAGCACCCCCTCTAATAATGATTATGATATTGATATAGATATTGATTTGGATATATTCCAAAGAAAATATAATATTAATAATAATTACAGGGATAGCGCGCGTGCGCGTATGGCCACGGCACAGAGGTTGGTGGAAATCATATCCGCCGCAAAGCCGAGGCTGATTCTTGATGGCACGAACATGCTGGACAGGATCGAAAAGGCGCTGCTGCAAAAGCTGACGCCTTATACGGTGTATCAGCTGGCAGGCAATACGGACGATTGGCGGCAGCTGATGTATTGGGTTGAGGAGCCGCCGGCATGGGCGCTGGCAATGGCTGAAAGAGAGAGGTGGACGCGATATGAACAGCGTTGAATGGGCGGACTTTGAGGCGAAGTGTGCAGAATATGACGAGCGATGCAATAGCGACTGGATGGAAGCGAGAGGAGGGTTTGACTACGCGGAGGATGAAATATGGTGCCCGGCAGATTGCATGCCGTGACGGAAAATTTGACAGCAAGGCTGAATGGCGCAGATGGCGCGAGTTGAAGCTGATGGAGCGCGCCGGGGAGATCAGCAGCCTGAATCGCCAGGTGAAGTTTGAACTGCTGCCTGCACAGTACGACGGTGCCGGCAAGCTGCTGGAGAGGCCTGTGGTGTACATCGCGGATTTTGAATACGTCGATCTGCGCACCGGCGCTCCGGTGGTGGAGGATGTGAAGGGTGTGCGCACCAAGGAATACGTGATCAAACGCAAGTTGATGCTGCACAAATACGGCGTGCGGATCCGGGAGGTGGAAGCATGAACAGAGTGATCCTGATCGGCAATCTGGCAGCTGATCCTGAAACCAGAACCACGGCCAGCGGCATTGAGCAATGCACCTTCAGGGTGGCAATCCAGCGCAGGTATGCTGCCCAGAACGGTGAGAAACTGGCGGACTTTATCAGCATCGTATGCTGGCGCAAGCTGGCGGAGAACTGCAGCAAGTATCTGCACAAGGGCCAGAAGGTTGCCATCGAGGGAAGCGTACAGACCCGCAGCTATGATGCTCAGGACGGCAGCAAACGCTATGTTGTGGAGGTTGTTGCGGACAACGTTGAATTCCTCGGCAGTGGCGATAAAACCGCTCAGGGAGGCTCCCAGGGATCCGCACGGCCGCATGAAGCACATGCAGATGCACAAACACACCAGATGGGATTTACGGAGGTGGAAGACGATGACTTGCCGTTCTGAAAACAAGCGTATGAACGAATTCGACATGGTGATGCAGTGTGGCGAGGAATACATGCTGCGCCAGCTGGCAGAGGAATGCACGGAGCTTGCACAGGCATGCCTGAAGAAGGTGCGCGCCGGCAAGGGCGAAACACCGGTGACCGAAGCGCAGGCAATGGACAGCCTGATGGAGGAAATTGCCGATGTGCAGGTGATGATCCGGATCTTTGAGAAGGCAATCCTGACTCCGTACCAGCTGCAGGAGATCAGCGATATACGCGGCGATAAGTACAGGCGCATGAGCGACAGGCTGCGTGAAAAGGCCTGATTTATACATCCAAGGGGGGTGGGCTTACAAAAGCCTGCCCTTTTTTTATACCATTGCTACATGGAAAAAATTGATTGGGCTGCGGCCAAAACCGCATATGTTACGGGCAGCGAGAGCTACAGGGCGCTCGCCAAACGCTTTGGAATCAGCTTCACGGAATTACAGCAGCGTGGAGCCAAAGAGAAGTGGGTAAAGGCCCGCAGGGAGCACAGGGAGCAAACTGTAAGAAAGGCTTGTCAAATCGCTTCACGCGCGCAGGCGAAGGAACTTGCCAAGATTTACGAAGCCAGCGACCTGCTGGACAGGGTTGTGGTGGAGCTTTTGAAAAGCCTGGCAGCAGATGGACTGGAAGCCATCAGCGGCAACGGCACGCCCGGCAGGGAACTGGAGAGCCTGAGCAAGGCGATACTGAACAACGACGAACTGAAGCGCAGGCTGAACGGCATTTTGATGCCCAGGGATGAGGAGCGCCTGAGGCTGGACCGTGAAAAGCTGGAGATGGAGAAAAAGAAGCTGGAGATGGAGAGCACTACGGACAGAACGCTGAAGGTGGTATTGACGGATGATCTGGAGGAAATGGCCAAGTGATACTGGCGATTGACCGTCCCAGCCCCAAGCAAAAGCAATTCATGCTGGCGAATACCAAGCACATTGGTTTCGGCGGCGCCCGCGGCGGCGGGAAGAGTTGGAGCGTGCGCACCAAGGCCAAGCTGCTGGGCGTGCATTACCCCGGCATCCGCATGCTGATTGTGCGCCGGACATACCCGGAACTTGTGAACAACCACATCCGGCTGCTGCGCGCTGAACTGCGCGATATTGCCCGGTACAACGACAAGGACAAGACCTTCACATTCCAGAACGGCAGCCTGCTGCAGTTTGCATACTGCGCCAAGGATGCAGACCTGGACCGCCTGCAGGGCGTGGAATTCGACATAATCTTCCTGGATGAGGCTACGCAGCTGAGCGAGTACCAGATGAAGACCATAACCGCATGTTTGCGCGGCGCGAACGATTTCCCCAAGCGCGTGTACTACACCATGAACCCCGGCGGACAGGGACACGCATACATCAAGCGCATATTCATCGACCGCAAATACAAAAGCGGCGAGATCCCGGAGGAATACACCTTCATCCAGAGCCTTGTGACCGACAATGCGGCGCTGATGGAGAAGAACCCGGATTACATCAAGCAGCTGGAAGCGCTGCCGCCCAAGCTGCGCAAGGCATGGCTGGAGGGCCGCTGGGATATTTTCGAAGGCCAGGTGTTTGAAGAGTTCCGGGATGATCCCGATCACTATGAGGACAGGCGCTGGACGCATGTGGTGAAGCCATTTGCCCCTCCGCGTGGATGGACGATCATACGCAGCTTCGACTGGGGCTACAACAAGCCCTTCAGCCTGGCATGGTATGCGGTGGACTACGACGGCGTGATTTACCGCATCATGGAGCTATACGGCTGCACGGATACCCCCAACGAGGGCGTGAAGTGGCACGATGACCGCATATTCAGCGAGGCAAAGCGCATTGAGCAGACGCATCCTTGGCTGGCTGGACGCACCATAACCGGCGTGGCTGACCCGGCCATATGGGATGCAAGCCGCGGCATAAGCACCGCTGAAACGGCCGTAAAGCACGGTATTTATTTCTCACCCGGCGATCATGCACGCATAGCAGGCTGGATGCAATGCCATTACAGGCTGGCATTCGATGATGAAGGATATGCGCAGTTCTATGTTTTTGAGAACTGCAAGCACTTCATCCGCACGATACCGATGCTCTGCTATGACGAGCACAAGCTGGAAGACATAGACACGGATTCTGAAGATCATATCGCCGATGAATGGCGCTACGCCATGATGAGCAGGCCGATTACCCCGGCGCTGCCGGATGAGGCCGAACCGATACTGGTGGATCCGCTGAACCAAATGCACTACGGAAGGAGATAACGATGGCAAAACCCCGGAATTTCGAAGAAGTGATGCCCAAGACCAGCGCGGCGATAAAGGGCATGGAGCAGGACGGCGATACCATATTCAGGCCGAAGATCGGCGAAGAACAGGTGATGGAGGCCACGAAGATCCTGATGCGCTACAAGGGCGGCAAATCCCGCCTGGAGCAGCGCCTGGTGGCCAGTGAGCAGTGGTGGAAGATGCGACACTGGGAGTGGATGGAAACCCAGGGCAACCCGGAAGATCCTCAGATGACCAGCGCATGGCTGTTCAATACTATCATTTCCAAGCATGCGGACGGTATCCAGAGCTATCCGCAGCCGAACATACTGCCCCGGGAAGAGGGGGACAAGGAGACTGCCAAGACCCTGAGCGCCATTATTCCCTGCGTGCTGGAACAGAACGACTTCGAAGAAACCTACAGCGATGTGCTGTGGCAGAAGCTGAAGCAGGGCACCGGCATTTACGGCGTATTCTGGGATGCCACCAAGCTGAACGGTCTCGGCGATATCAGCATACGCAAGGTGGATGCACTGAACCTGTTCTGGGAGCCTGGCATCAGCGACATCCAGAAGAGTGAACATGTATTCCATGTGGAGCTTGTGGACAACAAGCGGCTGGAGCAGATGTATCCGGATCTGGAAGGCAAGCTGAACAGCAGCGCGATTACGCCCAGGCAGTACATTTACGATGACAGCGTGACCACCGAAGGCAAGAGCGCAGTGGTGGACTGGTACTACCACACCTATTACGGCGGCAAAAAGCTGCTGCAATACTGCAAATTTGTGGGCAACCATGTGCTGTATGCCAGCGAAAACGACACGGAACAGCCTATGGTGGACCAGCAGGTGCAGATTGGCACGGATATCACCACCGGGCAGCCGGTGATGGGCACGCAGAAGGTGCCTTTCGGCCAGCCTGTGAGCGAAACCGGATGGTATGCCCACGGCCTGTATCCATTTGTATTTGACCGCATGTTCCCTGTGGAGGGTACGCCCTGCGGTTTCGGTTATATTGACGTATGCAAGAGTACGCAGGAACAGATTGATCTGCTGAACCAGGGCATCACCATCAACGCCCTGATGGGCAGCAAGCCCCGATTCTTCATGCGTGCGGATGGCAGCATCAACGAGAAGGAATTTGCCGACTGGCGCAAGCCCATTGTGCACACCAGCGGCAATCTGGGCGAGGATGCGCTGCGGCAGATCGACATGGCCTACATTGACGCCAACTATGTGGCCATTATGAACAACAAGATCACCGAAATGAAGGAAACCACCGGCAATACCGATGCCAGCAACGGCGTAACCAGCGGCGTAACCAGCGCAAGCGGCATTGCAGCCCAGCAGGAAGCCAGCGGCAAGACCAGCAGGGCGGCCACACTGAGCGCATACAGGGCTTTCGGCAGGCTGATTGACCAGGTGATCGAACTGATCCGCCAGTTTTACGATTCCCCGCGCATGTTCCGCATCATCGGCCAGATGGGCCAGGAGGAATTCAGGCCCTTTGATAACAGCGGCATGCAGCCCCAGGCACAGGGCGCGGATTTCGGCATGGACATGGGCTTCAGGATGCCTGTGTTTGATGTGAAGGTGAGTGCGCAGAGCAAGACCATATACACCCAGAACAGCCAGAACGAACTGGCTGTTACCCTGTACAACCTTGGGGTATTCAACCCACAGAATGTGGATCAGGCGCTGATGCTGCTGGATACGATGGAATTTGAGGGCAAGGATGAACTGGCAGCCAAGGTAAGCCAGGCTGGAACCATATTCCAGATGTTTGCCCAGGTGAGCCAGATTGCGCTGGCACTGGCAGAACAGCATGACCCGGCAGCGGCTGAGATGCTGGCGCAGATCATTATGCAGCGTGCCGGCGGCGTGGATCCCAACATGCAGATGGCGCACAGCATGCCCAGCTTGCAGGCATCAGGCGCAAATGAAGCTGTGCAGGGTAAAAAGGCAAACGGCGAAGAGATCAAGCAGGTGCGGGACGCCCGGGCAAGGGCCAGCAGCGCAGCGGAGGTAAGGTAATATGGTGAATATTCGCTATTGCCGCGACATCGGCAAGCTGTGGTTTGACGGTCATGCAGAATATGCCGCCAATGGGCAGGATATCGTATGCGCTGCGGTTTCTGCGCTGTACAACACGCTGGCCGTACACGATACGACATACGCCGGAGAATTGCAGCCCGGACACAGGTTTATATGGGTTTCGCCGGGCAGGCTGGAAGACGGAATGCCGATTATGGATGCATTCGCGCAAGGACTTAAACGGATTGCTGCGCAGTATCCAAATCATGTTTCTTTCGAGGAAATGTAGATACAGGGGGGGTGGGCTTACATTGCCTGTCCCCCATTTACTATAATGCCAGCAACGGTTCGCCCACGCACGGGCAGAAAGGAGATCCGATATGGATTTTACCCGGATGAATCTTCAGCTCTTTGGTGATGGCGGCGCAGGCGGCGCGGGTTCTGGCGCAGGAACCGGTGCAGGAAGCGCAGCAGGAGCCGATGGCGGCCAGGCAGCGGCTGCGGGCATGGAGAACAAGGCAGAAAGAAGCCCTCTCGCCAAGGGCAGACAGCGGCGCGAAAATCCGCTTGCCAATGTGCATTACGGCAGGCAGGTACAGGCGCAGCAGACGGATGCTGCCGCACAGGATCAGACGCAGGATCAGGCTGAGAGCTTTGAGGACCTGATCAAGGGCCGCTTCAAGAGCGATTTCGAAGCGCGCGTACAGGGCATACTGCAGGACAGGCTGAAGGGCACGAAGGACCGCGAAGCCAAGCTGCAGCCCATCCTTGAGCGCGTGGCACAGCATTACGGCATGGACACCAGCGACATGGCCAATATCGACCTGGACGCGCTGAACGACAAGATCGTCAACGACCCCAGCCAGTTCGAAGAAGAGGCCATGGAGAAGGGCATGGACGTGGATGTGCTGGCCAAGGTGAAAAAGCTTGAGCGAATGGAAGCCCAGCAGGCCCAGGAAGCACAGAACAGGCAGCAGCAGGCTGAGATTGAACGCCATCTGCAGAACATGGTTCAGCAGGGCGAAGAATTGAAGAAGCTGTATCCCGGCTTTGACCTGCAGGCGGAACTGAACAACCCTGCCTTCGTAAGGCTCACCGCGCCCGGTGTGGGCGTGGATGTGCGCACGGCCTACGAAGTGGTGCACCGCGATGAAATGCGCGGCGCAGAGATGCAGTACGCCGCCCAGAAGAGTGCCCAGCGCATCGCCGCAAGCGTGCAGGCCAACAACCGCAGGCCCGCAGAAAACGGCGTGCAGGGAAGCGTTGGAGCCACCAACAAATCTGATCCCACCAAACTGAGCAAAGCAGACCTCGCCGAAATTCGGCGCAGAGTTCGAAACGGGGAGAAGATTGCATTCTAAACCGGATGACACGACAGGCGTGAAGGATTGACGGAAAGCAGAGCTTCTCCCGGAAAAGGAGAAGTAAACATGTTCAATATTTTCTTTGATCTGCAGCTGTTTGCTGCAGGCGATCTGGTGAACGCCACCACCCATTATGTAAATGCCGATACCGGCTCTGTAACCGCATTTGACGGTACCAATACCCTCAGCCCCGGCATGAAGACCTACTACGACACCGAACTGCTGGAGAATGCACGCGCAAACCTGTATTTTGAGCAGTTCGGCCGCAAGCAGAACCTGCCCGCCAACCGTGGCCGCACCATGGAATGGCGCAAGTGGAACACCCTGCCGCGCGCCAACGTGCTGCAGGAAGGCGTTATCCCCAGCGGCCAGAAGATGGGCCAGACCATGCTGACTGCCACCCTGGAACAGTACGGCATGTTTGTAGCCATAACCGACTTGCTTGACCTGCACCATATTGACGATGTGCTGCTGGGCGCTACCGAGGAACTGGGCGCTTCTGCGGGCGAAACCAAGGATATCCTGATCCGCAACGTGCTGCAGGCTGGCACCAGCGTAATGTTCTGCGACAACGTTGCAGCCGACGGCACCAAGACCCAGGTGAGCGAATATGCCGGCATGTCCAGCGACAACTGCCGCCTGACTCCGGACATGGTTGCCAAGGCAGCTACCCACCTGAAGAAGATGAAGGCTCCGACCATCGGCGGCAAGTATGTTGCCATCATCCATCCCAGCGTATCATACGACCTGCGCTCCAGCGATGACTGGAAGGATGTGCACAAGTATGCCGCCACCACCGAGATCTTCAACGGCGAAATCGGCGAACTGCACGGTGTGCGCTTCATCGAAACCACCAACGCCAAGGTTACCAGCCAGACCGTTTCCGACGGCACCGCAATGGTATATTCCACCCTGTTCCTGGGCAAGGATGCCTACGGCATCGTAAACCCCGAGGGCGGCGCAATGGAAATGATCGTGAAGGACAAGGGCACCATCGGCGGCCCCCTGGAACAGTACAGCACCGCAGGCTACAAGTTTGAGGATTGCACCAAGATTCTCTACGAAGAGCGCATGCTGCGCGTTGAAAGCTGTTCTGCCTTCTCCAAGGTAGACCAGGCCAACTAACCGACTCACGGGCGGGGCAAACGCCCCGCCTGATTTTTTGAAGGAGGATTCAACATGGCAAATGCAAAGAACCCCATGGAGATCATGGAAACCGTATTCATTCCCAAGGAAAGCGGCGAAGAACCCCAGAAGTTCGTGAGCCTGAACGGCAGGACCTGGCTGATTCCCAGAGGCAAGCAGGTTGAAGTGCCCCGCCCTGTGGCTGCGATTATCCGCGCCAGCCAGATGACCAGGGATGCTGCAGACGAATTCAGGGAGGCAGAGCAGGCCAAGATGAAGGTTATTCAGGGCGCACCGTAAGCAACAATGAAGAGGCAGATTACAAGCAGGACGGGTTCTCTGTCCTGCTTTTTTGAAAGGAGGGGCGCAGATGACTGTGCGAGAAGCGATTCAACGGGTGGATGCGATTAAGCCCAACCGCTTCAAAGAGGAACAGAAGATTGCATGGCTTGGCAATCTGGAAGGCCAGATATTCAATGAACTGGTTGTGACCCATGAGAACTGGGAGGAGATACGCCCGGTGGAATTCACGCCGAACATGGACCAGATGCACCGGCTGATAGCCCCGCATCCGTATGACGATGTATACCTGCTGTACCTTCAGAGCCAGATCGATTTGGGCAATATGGAAATTGCCAAGTACAATTCCACCCGAACCCTGTACAACAATGCATACCAGACGCTGGTGGATTACTGGAACAGAACGCACATGCCGGTATCGGCAGTGACGCACTTCCAGCTGTAAGGAGGGCGCACATGGCATATCTACCGGGCCTTCAGGAAACGGCCACCAGCAGGATACTGACGGAGGTTTTTTCCGGGTACGACCACAACCTGAAGATTGCCGAGGGCGCGTGGTTTGAAGAGGAAAACCTGTCCAGCGACAGCTACCCCCTGTTTTCGCCCCGCAAGCGGCGCGGCATCATGCAGCAGCTGAACAACCCGCAGGGCATTATTTCCAAGGATGCACTGGCGTATGTGGACGGCAGCAGGCTGTATTACAACGGTTACCCTGTGGACGGCATTATGCTTTCCACGGATGAGGATGACTGCCCCAAGCAGATGGTGAGCATGGGTGCATACCTGTGCATCTTTCCGGATGCGGTATACGTAAACACCCAGAACCTGAGCGATGCAGGCAGCCTTGGCGCAAAATTTGTGCTTTCGGGCGGCACGATCAGACTGAGCGTATGCAGGCTGGACGGGCAGGATTACGACCTGAACGCAGCGCACATGGGTGAAACCGAACCTGCGCAGCCTGCGGACAAGGATTATTGGATTGATACCAGCAGCACGATACACGTGCTGAAGCAATACAGCGCAGCATCCGGCGTTTGGGCGCAGGTGGGCACAACCTACATCAAAATCAGTGCCAAGGGCATCGGCGGCGCATTTGACCAGTACGACGGCGTGCAGATCAGCGGCCTGCAGTACAGCGGCGATAACGAAGCCATGGCTGCGCAGGTGAAGGCGATCAACGCAACCAACGTGATCGAAGCCAGGGGCGATGATTATATCATCATAACCGGCATCATCGATCAGGCCTACGAATACACCGGCAACATTCAGGTGGAGCGCAGGATACCCAAAATGAATTTCGTGTGCGAACTGGACAACCGCCTGTGGGGCTGCTATTTCGGCATGCAGGACGGCAAGGTACTCAACGAGATTTACGCAAGCGCACTGGGCACGCCCAAGGTGTGGAACCGATTCAGGGGCATCAGCACCGACAGCTATGCGGCCAGCGTTGGATCCGACGGCTTTTTCACCGGCATGATCAGCTATCTGGGCAATGTGCTGGCCTTCAAGGAGGGCTGTATTCACAAGATATACGGCACCATGCCCAGCAATTTCCAGATCACAACGACCATTTGCCGCGGCGTGCAGAAGGGCAGCGAGCGCAGCCTGTGTGCGGTGAATGAGCGCCTGTATTACAAGAGCCGAACGGATGTTTGTGTATACGACGGCAGCCTGCCGGCAACGATTTCGGATGCACTGGCAGGACACAGTTACAGCGAAGCTGCTGCCGGGGCGCTGGGCAGCCGGTATACCATCAGCATGAAGGATGAGGCCGGTGCATGGCACATGTTCACATTTGATACTGAACGCGGCATCTGGCACAGGGAGGACGCAACCCACGCGCTGATGTTTGCCAACCTTGATGATGATCTGGTGTACATAGATGCCGACAGCAAAAAGCTGATCAGCCAGGGCGGCAAGAACGGCGAAAAGGAAGGCCGGGTGCGCTGGGATGCGATTTCGGGCATTATCGGCTACGAATACCCGGATCAGAAATACCTGAGCCGGTTCAACCTGCGGATGCGGATGAACGACGGCGATATGTGCGAGGTGCTGGTGCAGTATGACAGCGACGGAGAGTGGGAGAGCCAGGGCATCATTCGCGGCATGAACACCCAGAGCTTCACGATTCCGGTGATCCCCCGCAGGTGCGACCACATGCAGATCCGTCTGCGCGGCGTTGGCGATGTGAAGATATACTCCATCGCAAAGATACTTGAGATGGGAAGTGACAGCTGATGCCCAATGCGATCAATTTTTCGATGCCGCCGGAGCTTCGGGGAGATCCCGCAGCCCAGCTTGGCCAGATGAACAAATGGCTATTTCAGCTTACGGAGCAGCTGAACGTGGCACTGGCAATGGTGAATTCGGGCATGGGCGATGGCAGGTATATTGCGGTGCCCGGAGGCGGCAGTGATGACGGCACAGCCGATGTGAGCGAAGATCTGAAAGCCCAGATCAATGTGCAGCGCGACAGGCTGAAGGCGCTGATCATCAGCACGGCGGACATCGTGCGGTTTGAATTCGATGAAGAGATCAAGCGCATGGAATCCAACTACCTGGCCGTGAGCGAATTCGGCGAGTACAAGGAGCAGGTGAGCCGCGAGATCAGCGATACTGCCCAGGGCACGGTGGAAGCCTATGCTGCGGAGATCGGCCTTGAGAGCTACATCGAGGACAGCAGCATACTGAAGGAATGGCAGGCGGAAACCAGCGGCTATATCAAGCGTGGCTTCATTTACCGCAATGAAGAGGATGTGCCGATACTGGGCATTGCCATCGGGCAGGACATCAAAACATCTGCCGAACTGGTGGACGGCCAGCAGGTGATTGAAGTGAGCAACCAGAACATGGGCTTTTTCACTTCCGAAGGGCTGGAATTCTATGTAAACGGCCAGCGCGTGGCATTTTTCAGGAACGATGCGGCTGAAATGAAGAATGCCAGCATATCCGGCCGCTTGCGCATCGGCAACTGGGAATTCAACCCCGTGGGCGGACTTGAGATCAGCTGGATAGGCGGTGAATAACAATGGGTGAATACACAAGGACATACACGGTTACGGGCTATCCAAACAGCAACAACCCCAGAACCGTGCCATTCAGCAAGTTTTCTGCCGAGGGTGATTTCACCCATGAGATGAAGCAGATCCTGAAGATTGAATACAGGCACTGGCATACATCCACGAACGCCCCGGTATGGGCGCTGCGCGGCCAGCTGGTGCTTGCGGACGGCAGGACATTTGAGAGTGATACGCATTCCCACGCATTCAACCATGACGAATACGAATATGTGAACTACTTCACGGGCAGCCAGCTGCCCACGCCCGCGGAATTTGAAACGCTGGAGCATGTGCGCACCCTGAACAGCGCAGGCAATTACATCGGCAGTGACGGCTACGGCGGCAGCCTGTACTGGCGCGCCACACCCTACCAGCCGATCCAGCTGATCGTTTATTTTTCGGATGAACCGCCGGTATCCCAATCGACCATCGGCAGCGTGACCAGCGAAATAACCGTTGACGGCAGCGCGGCAATCCGCGTTGATATTAGCAAATCATCCACGCAGGGCTGGCACAAGGTAACCTGGCAGTTTGGCAGCTACAGCTACACGATGGGCGGCGTGACTGCGGATTACGTGAGCTACGCGATACCGCTTGAATGGCTGCGGGCGATTCCCAGCAGCATGAGCGGCGTGGGCAGCGTGACGCTGATCACCTACGCCGATGCCGGCATGACGGAGCAGGTGGGCGAAGCTGCAAGCGCCAACTTCACCCTGAAGGTGCCCGAAAGTGCAAGGCCGGAAGTATACGCAGGATGGGCAAGTGCTGCACCATACAACACCGGGCAGGCGGCTGGGTTTGCCACCTATATCCAGGGATACAGCCGGGTGAAGGTGAGCTTCAATGCCGTGCAGATCAGCCTGAAGTACGGCGCAACGATTGCCGGCTACAGCTACACGGTGCAGAATGCCACGGTTACGGCAGCGGACATGATATCCGGCCTGCTGAACCAGAGCGGCAGCACACGGATTGTGTGCACGGTGCGCGACAGCCGAGGGCTTACAAACAATGTGAGCCTGGATGCAGCGGCGATCACCATAAACGTACTGCCCTACAGCCAGCCGAAGATCAGCAGCTGGGTATTGCTCAGATCGGACAATTACGGCCCGCCCAACGATGCCCAGCACGGTGACAGGGGCGGTGCATACCTGTACGCCATGGCCACCGGGGAAGTGGCGGCAAGTGTTGGCATGGCCAGCCTGACGCTTCTGTACAAGCCCAGAAGCCAGAACAGCTATACCAGCGTGGCCATGAGCAACGGCGCAGCAGCCATTGTAAGCGGCCTTGCAGCAAACCAGAACTATGATGCCGTGATTGCGGTTACCGACGGACTGGGCAACACATACAGCGTTTCGGCGGTGCTGCTGCGCGAGCAGAAGACCTTCAAGATGAAGGAGGGCGGCCGCAGCATCGGAATCGGCGCACAGTACGGCGAGGATGACACACTGGTGCTGGGCTGGAAGCTGATACTGGAACAGGGGCTGGAAAGCTATGTGCCGGTTACGCCGGTTGGCGGCTGCATGATACTGGGGAGCGGATATGACCCCGCCACGATCATGGGCGGCGTTTGGAAGCAAATCAGCTGGAGCGGCGCACCGGACGGTGTGGTTCTCTGGCAGCGTACATCATAAAAGGGGGGACACCGATGGCATCTACCTACATTGACGAGAAAGAGAAACAGCAGCAGGCGGCAAACACCAGCCTTGCCGCAAGCCTGGGCGCGACCACGGGGCAGAAGGCAGCTGCTGCGCCCACGGATTACACTGCGAGGATCCAGCAGCTGGCCCAGCAGAAATACACGCCCAGCGAGAGTGTAATGAGCGCACAGAGCTACCTGCAGAGCATTGTGGACAACAAGCCCGGCTCCTACCAGAGCAAGTACACCGACCAGCTGCAGGGCCTGTACGACCGCATACTCAATCGCGAAAAGTTCAGCTACGACATGAATGGTGACCTGCTGTACAGGCAGTACGCCGACCAGTACCAGCGAATGGGCAGCATGGCCATGCAGGATACGATGGGACAGGCCGCAGCACTGACCGGCGGCTATGGCAACAGCTATGCGCAGACCGCGGGCCAGCAGACCTATCAGGGCTATCTGCAGCAGCTGAACAGCATGGTGCCCGAACTGGCAAATGCGGCGTATAACCGCTATGCACAGGAGGGCGCAGACCTGCAGAACCAGTATGCCATGGCGCTGGCTGCAGACCAGCAGGATTACGGCAGGCACCAGGACGCATACAACCAGTGGGCCGCAGAGCGCAGCTTTGCCCAGAGCGCATACGACAGCGCATACAGCCAGGATTACACCGATTACGCCAACCGACTGAACATGGCCCAGCAGACGCTGCAGATGGAGCGCGAGGATGCACAGAGGGCAGAGGCCTACGCGCGTGAGGACGCGCAGAGGGCGCAGGAGACGGCCTACAACACGGCCATGGCCATGATCCAGAAGGGTGTGCTGCCCACGGCTGAACTGCTGGCAGCGGCTGGCATAAGCGATACGGACGCACTGGAACTGGCCAAGAAGTATGGTTATAGGGCGCCGGGCAGCGGCGGAGGCGGTGGTGGTGGAAGTAAAAAAACGACTACCCCTGCTGGCACCAAGCAAACCGAGTACGCAAATTATAATGCAGGATGGGCGGCATCCGGGCTTGATAGGGATTCTTATGATTCTGCGGTGCGATCTGCATATGCACAGAGAACCGATGAGAATAA